AAGAGGCGTTCGAGGACGCCTGTCTCACGGGCGACAACCAGATCTTCCTGTCCGCTACGCGGGCACAGGCGGAGGTGTTCCGCTCATACATCGTCGCGCTGGCGAAAGAGAAGTTCAACATAGAGCTGAAGGGCAACCCGCTGGTGCTCAATACGGCGAAGGGGCAGGCTACCCTGTACTTCCTGAGCAACAACAGCAAGAGCGCCCAAAGCTACCACGGGCATGTCTACATTGACGAGTGCTTCTGGATTCAGGGTTTCAACGAGCTGTACAAAGTCGCGTCCGGCATGGCCTCCCACAAGAAATGGCGGCGGACCCTCTTCTCCACCCCGTCCGCCGTGGCGCACCAAGCCTATGACCTCTGGACGGGCGAACGCTTCCAGAAACGCTTCAAGGCGAAACGGGCCGCGTTCCCTTCATCCAAGGAACTGCGGAAAGGCGCACTCTGCCCGGACACATTCTACCGGAAGGTCATCACGCTTGAGGACGCGATCGCGGGCGGGTGCGACCTCTTCGATCTGGAAAGCCTCAAGCTCGAATACAGCGCCGACGAGTTCCGGAACCTGTTCCTGTGCGAGTTCGTGGACGACACGCAGTCCGTGTTCAGGCTGGCGGATCTGGAAACCTGCTACGCGGACACGGACGCATGGCCGGACTTCAACCCCACGGCGGACCGCCCGCTCGGGAACCTCCCCGTGTGGGGCGGCTATGACCCCTCGCGCAGCCGGGACGACGCCTCTTTCGTCATCGTGGCCCCGCCGCTCAAAGAGGGCGGCGAACACCGGGTGATCGCCCGCTACAAGTGGCTCGACAAATCCTACATCTGGCAAGCCGAGCGCATCCGGGAATTGGTCGGGCGGTACAACTTCCGGCATATCGGGGTCGACGTCACCGGGCCGGGCATCGGCGTGTTCGAGCAGATCCGCGCCTTCTTCCCGCTGGCGACGCCGATCAACTACTCCGTGCAGCTCAAGACCCAACTCGTGCTGAAGGCAAAGGAACTCATAGAGGCGCACCGCCTCAAGTGGGACGCGGGGCAGAACGACATTGCCCACGCCTTCCTCACCATCCGGCAGGGCGTCACGGACAGCGGGCAGATCTCCTACTCGGCCTCCCGCACCAGCGCCACGGGGCACGCTGACGTCGCCTGGGCAATCATGCACGCGCTGGCGGCGGAGCCCATCGGCAAGCCGAAGGGCGGCTGCGTCGTCTTCATCCAATAAGGGGAAAACATGGGAAAAAAGAAACACGCGCCGCTGGCGTTCAGCTTCGGCGATCCGGAACCCGTCCTGAGCGGGGCCGTGTATGAGTATCTGGGCGTCTGGCTCCTTAACAACGGGCGGTACTACGCAACGCCCGTTCCGTGGTCGGGGCTGGCGCGGCTTTTGCGGGCCAACGCCTACCACGGGCCGATCCTTGAGTTCAAAACGAACATGGCCATGCGCGGGTTCCGGGCGTCCGCAGCCCTCACACGCCGGGACATGCACGCCGTGGCCACGGACTATATGGTCTTCGCCAACGCCTATCTGCTCCTTTCGCGGAACTGGCTCGGGGAAGTGGCAAGGATGCGGCACCTGCCCGCGATCAACATGCGCCGGATGAAGGAGCCGGACAGGTACGGGCTCCTGCTCCCTTCCGGGCAGTTCCACGAGTTCGGGCCGGGCGAGGTGCTGCACCTGAAAAACTATGACGTGAGCCAGACAATCTACGGCTT